TGGCACGCGCCGTTGCAGCAGGGTCATCCGTGATGCCGCTGCTGTGGGGAACCACTGTCGATCCGGCAGCATTGACCCAGTGGGTGCCGGGCATGGTCGGCGGCAGCGCTACGGCCAACATCGAGCCTGCAGAAACTCCGGATATGGATACCGTCGACGACCCGTGGCTCGACGAGATCCCGGTCTGGCCAGATGGAAACTGGCGCGACGATCCCACGGCAAATATGGCGGGCGTCATCGCGCGCCAGGACTTTTCTCCGGCAGATCCTTGGATTCGCCGGGACGACCCGTGGCCGGTGGGTACCTTCCAGCGGCGCTATCTGGCCAGCAACCTTGATGAGATCGAGGTTTGGCGTGGGCGGCTGTGGCGCACCCAAGGTCGACTGGAAGCCTTCTGGCTGCCCGATGGTTTGGCTCCTGTGTTGTGGGTCACGAGCGAAGCTTCGCCTGACGATGGCTATTTGCGCGTCAGCGGTGACGACGTGTCGGCCTTCTGGCATCGACCCGCTGCCTGCGTGATTGCTCATCCAGACGGTTATCGGCAATACGCGCTGACCTCGACTTTCCATTTTGATCAAGGCGGCGTGCTGGTCTTGCGCTCCGGCATCGATGAATTTGTGCCTGCGGGCAGCCGGGTGTTTCGCCTCGTGCGCTGCCGTCTCGACCACGACGCCATCGATTTGTACTGGCACAGCCCGGAGCTCATGGAAATCACGCTGACCGCGCGCCAGTTGCCCGAACCGCGCGGCAATGACCGAGAAACCTATGGGGAGTACGCCGCATGAGCAATCAGCCAATGATGGAAGTCGAGCTGTACGCTTTTAACAGTGCCAGCGGCCAGTTCCTGCTGACGCCGCACGAATTCGACGTCGACCTCGATGGCAATCTGTACGCGAGCCTATCCATCGAACGCAACGAACTGGCGCTGGGTGCCGAAGCGGCCAAGTCGGCGCTGGAGCTCAAACTGCCACCCGACTGCGATCTTGTTCGTCATCTGCTCGCCACCTCTCTGACCGGGGAAACCACCTCGATCACCTTGCGGATCGGACGGCGCGACACCTGGAGTGACTACTGGTGGCTGTCGGGCACACGCTGGATGGGTCGGGTGCTGGGCGTCGAGATCGCCGAGGATGCTGCACGTATTCGCTGTGAAAGCGCGCAGGTCAGTCTCAAACGAATCGGCCTGCGTCGGCTCTACAGCCGCAGATGCTCGCACGTCCTGTATTCGAGCGCCTGCGGTGCATCGCAGATTTCTGCCAGCGCCTTCGTGGTCAACACTAATGGCCGCAACGTGGAACTCGACGGCGGCGTTCCAGCCAGTGTGAGTGGTGGCGTAGCCGGAGGCTGGCTGCAGACGCCGGAAGGCGCTCGCCACATGATCGTCAGCGACTTCGGCAGCGGCGTGGAGTTGCTCTATCCCGTTGCCATCGAACCGGGCACCGAGGTGCAACTGACGGTCGGGTGCGATCACAGCACATCCACCTGTGAGTCGCGCTTTGGCAACCTCGACAACTACGGCGGCTTCCCCGTCATTCCAAGCAAGAACCCGTTCTCTACGGGCGTTTTCTGAGGGCTGGCCATGTGGTATCTCGTCGTCATCATCGTCGCTGCGCTCGTTTCTGTCGCGCTCGCGCCCAAACCACCGGAACCTAAACCCGCGTCGCTTTCCGACATCGATGCCCCCACCGCAGAAGAAGGCCGACCGATTCCCGTTGTATTTGGAACGGTGCTGCTACGCGGAGCCAACGTCGTCTGGTATGGCGATCTGGAAGCCGACCCGATCAAGAAGAAAGGCGGCAAGAAATGAGCACTGAAACTGTCATCACCATCGATCACGTGCGTGCCGTCGGCCTTTGCGTGAACGGCACGCGCACGTGGTTCGCGCGTCACGATCTGGATTTCCGGGGGTTCCTGCGGGACGGGCTCGATGCTGACACCTTGCTGGCCACCGGCGATGCAATGGCAAGGCGCGTGGTGGATTACGCACAAGCGCACGCTAGCCAGCAACGTATCCAGCGGGAGCAAGACTGATGGGTGGCAGCAGCAAATCCCAGACAGTCGGCTACCGCTACCGCATGGGGCTGCATCTGGCTTTATGTCAGGGGCCGGTCGATGCCGTGCAGGAAATCCAGCTGGGTGACCGTACCGCGTGGGGTGATGCTGACCGAGGCGTCCTGTCCAGCGGGCACGGTTTGACCAGCATCAGCATCAACAAGCCCGATCTTTTTGGGGGCGATTCACACGAGGGCGGCGTGGTCGGAAATATCGACGTGCTCGCAGGTGGCGCGAGCCAAGGTCGCAACGACTACCTGATGAGCCGACTGGGCAGCGCCATCCCGGCATTCCGGGGTGTGCTGTCGTTGGTGGCCCGCAAGATTTTGTTCGCGGCCAATAACCCGTACATCAAACCGTGGGCCGTGCGCGTGCGCCGCTTTACTGCGGGCTGGCATGGTCAAGCGTGGATGGAGTGGAACGCCGAGGTGCGTGTCTGGGATGACGACGACGGCCAGGAAATCAGCGTGGGCATGAACCCGGCCCACATCCTGGTGCAGTGCCTCACCGACCCGCACTGGGGCATGGGCTATCCACAAGACTCCATCGGTTGGAGTTTTTGGAACGCGGCGTCGGCACTGTCGAGCGAAGGCTTCGGCCTCAATCTGGTCTGGACCCGCCAGCAGTCCATAGAGAGCTTCATCGGTCAGGTAATCGACCACATCGGCGGCATCCTCTACACCGATCCCGAGCAAGGCACCTTCGAGCTCAAGTTGCTGCGCGACGATTACTGGATCGATAGCCTGCCGAAGTTGGGCCCCGACGAGATCGTGCGTCTCGAACGCTTTGAACGTGCCCAATGGGGCGAGCTGCCCAACGAATTGACCGTGATCTACTCGGACTGGCAAACCGGCGGGGACACCACCGTCACGGTGGAGAATCTCGCCGCCATTCAGTTGCAGGGCGGCGTGATCAATCAGCGCCGTGACTATCCTGGCGTCAACTACGGGCCACTGGCCGCGCGGCTGGCTTTGCGCGATCTGCGAGCTTTGGGTTCCCCTTTGGCCCGACTCAGTCTGACGGTGGCGCGCGAAACACTGGAGCGACCACCGCTGCCGGGCGATGTATTCCTGCTGAACTGGCCTCGTTTGAGCATCGATCAGATGGTAGTGCGCGTGACTGGCATCGACACCGGTAAGCTGGGCGCAGCCGAATGGCGTATCGAGGCCATCGAGGACGTGTTCGGCATGAGCAACACCGTGCTGTCGCCCCCGCCGCCACGTGTCGAGGAACCCACCATTGAGCCGCTACCGCCAGCGTTGGTACTCGCCGTCGAAATTCCGTACTGGGAACTGTCGCGGAGGATGTCGCGTGCGGATCTGGCCTATTTGACCGACACGGACACCTATGTCGGCGCACTGGCGGCTGCAGGCGGCACCGGGCAGCTGAACTGGCAACTGTCCATCGGCGCATCAAGTGGCGACATCGCCGCTGTCGTGGGCGAGGACTACGCGCCACTGCTCACGCTCGACGCGGCCTTACTTGCAACAGAGTCTGATGCGATGGCAGTGCCGGTGACCGCCGTCAGCCAACCAGAACGACTTGCCGTTGGCGACTATGCCTATCTGGTGGATGCCAGCGGAACACTGCGTGAAGCCGTGGCGATCCTGGCCTTCGACACGGGCAATGCGACCATTGGTTTGGCGCGCGCCGTACTCGACACCACGCCGCAGTCACACGCGCTTGGAACACGCCTGATTGGCGTCGGTGATTGGCTGGCATCGGAGAGCGCCGAGCGCGCGCCCGGTGAGTCGGTGTTCGTGGGAGCGATTCCGCGCACGTCGACCGATCAAGGCGATTCGGTTCTGGCCAGCAATGCTCAACCGCTCGCGCTGGTCGGTCGGCAGGCGCTGCCGTATCCACCCGGTCGCATCCGAATCAGTGGCGACATTGATCCGGCAACGGTTTCGGGCGACATCACCTTGGCGTGGGCTCATCGCGACCGCACGCAGCAAACCGCCTATCTCGTGCAGCAAGACGAGGGCGATATCGGGCCGGAGTTGGGCGTGAGCTACAACGTGCGCATCCGCAATCGGGTCGGCAGCGCGGTGCACACCGAAACAAGTCTGATCGGCACCACCTTCATCTGGAGCACAGCGGTTGCCGCCGCTGAAGCCGGTGCGCTGGGCGACCGCATCACGGTGGAGATCAGCGCCGAACGCGATGGATTGAGCAATTGGCAGCCACAGGTACGCGTCATGGATCGGACAGGTTACGGCCTGCGCTGGGGCCAGTATTGGGGAGGTGTTTGATGGAGCCGCGCATCGATGTTCATCTGCTCACCTTGAACGAACCTGCCGAATGGCGCGAGACCTGCATCGCCAGTCTAGAAGGAGCACCGATCCAGTTGCACGTGCTGCCGGGCATCCCGGGCCGCATCGGTGAGGCACGCGCGGCGGGTTATGCGCAAGGCACGTTGCCGCTGGTGTCCTTCGTTGATCCCGATGATCTGTATGAAGCCAGCGCTTTTGCGCAGTTGGCCGATGCGCTGGATGCCTGCCCACAGGCAGTGATGGCCTACACCGACGAGGCGCTTACGGACGAGGCTGGCCGCGACATTGCCGTGCGACGGCTGGCCTACAGCCGCTGGCAGCACACCAACAGCGCCAGCCACGTTCACGGTCTGATCGTGATGCGGCGTGCCAACGTGGAATCTGTGATCAAGGAAACCACGCACATCCACAACTTTGCCGATTGGATGCTGACGCTGCTCGTCGCCAAAAGCGGCGGCGTGCTGCACCTGCCCATCGTCGGGCGTCATTGGCGGCAGCACCCGCAGCAAAGTCACCGAACTGGCGATCCGGACGCTGTCCCGCGCATTCGCCAAGCATTGAATCTCTGGAGATAAACCATGTCATCAACCGACCCGAATCTTGGACTCAACTACGGCTGGACGCTTGGCGAGAGCGGCTGGGATACCGGCATGGACGCCAACCTCAAGCGCCTCGGCGCAGTGGTGGGCCTGTCCGTGAAAGACCGTGACCTGACTGCACCACCTGCCAGCCCGGCCAACGGCGACCGCTACCTTGTTCCCGCAGCCGCCACCGGGGCGTGGGTCGGAAAGACCAACCAGATCGCCGCGCGCATTGCCGACGTCTGGGAATTCCACGTACCCAAGATCGGCTGGCTTTGCTACATCGAGGACGAGGCCAAGCTCTCGGCCTACAAGGCCACCGGCTGGAGCGCCGGTATCGCCATCTGAGTCGCCAATTTTTACCCCTGAAACCCGCCCACGAGGCGGGTTTCGCATTTCTGGAGAACGCAAATGAACGCACCCACTGTGACTGAGGGCATGGTCACCATGCCCAAGGATGAATTTGAAGAATTGCTGGAACGTGTTGCCGAGCGCGGCGCGCGTGCGGCGCTGTCCGATGTCGGGCTCGACGGCGAAAACGCCGCGAACGACATTCGCGAGCTGCGCGGCTTGCTGGAGGCCTTCAATACCGCCAAGCACACCGCGTGGCAGACGGTGATCAAGCTGGTCACCACGAGTTTCCTGCTGGCGCTGGTTGCGGGCGCGCTCATCAAGCTCAAGGTGTTCGGAGGTGCCCAATGATCGAAACATTACTTGGCGGCCTGCTGGGTGGCGCATTCCGGCTCGCGCCGGAATTTCTCAAGTGGCTCGACCGCAAGGGTGAACGTGGCCACGAGCTGGCGATGCAGGACAAGGCGCTGGAATTCGAGAAGATTCGCGGTGCGCAACGAATGGACGAGATCGGCGCAGGCGCTGATGCCGCGTGGAACGTCGGTGCCATCGAAACCCTGCGCGATGCCGTGCGCACCCAAGGTGAGAAAACCGGCGTGCGCTGGGCCGATGCGCTCTCAAGCAGTGTGCGGCCCGTGATCACCTACTGGTTCATGGCGCTGTACTGCGCTGCCAAAACCGCTGCGTTTGTGGCGGCCGTCACTGCTGGCGCTGGTTATGGCGTGGCAATCCTGCACGCGTGGACGGAGGCCGACCAAGCCTTATGGGCCGGGGTGCTGAATTTCTGGTTCCTGGGGCGCGTGTTCGACCGGGTGCGGTCGTGATGGTGCC